CTCATCCGCTCCCGCCTGCGGGCTTCACCAGGTAAATTTTTTGCAAAAGTGGATTACCGCAAAACCATATGCCCAGACCGCGCCAGATAAAGGATCCGCAAGGCATTGAGGATCTGAAAGGATCGAAAGGAATTGCAACGTTGTACAGTTCGAAAGAGCCAGGGATGGCAGTAGAGAAAACGTAACCTGTTGAATCTATTGGGTACGTTATAATTTCCGTGGGCATTTGAATGAAGGGGGAGGACCTGATTAGTTGCATTGATATGGCTGTAAAGCGTTTTGTTTCAGGTGGTTAGGCATAATGGGGGAAGATCTCATAACTGAAATTTTGAAAACCGGCGACAGCCCAGACGCTTTGGTTTCCCTACACCACGGAAAATCGGCTCTCCATGTCGAGGCCCCTTGAGTTTTGTTCTCATCCGAACCTGTGGCAGACTGCCCGCTCACAAAAAGAGCAGATAAAGAGCGGGGGAATTCTAATGGTGCCCGGGGTCGGACTCGAACCGACACGTCTTGCAACGGCGGATTTTGAAACCGATGGGATGCCTTTTAAATCAATAAGTTACTGATTTAAAAGGGGCTGAAAAAAGCAATATGGCTAAATATCGCTAGATGTAAGGGGCCTCGGTCGCCACTTTGTCGCCATTTTTTAGCGCGGTGATCGGGTTGAGACGCACCGCATCTTCCAGGTGGTCGGGGGCGAAGTGGGCATAGCGCATCGTCATCTTGATGTCGGTGTGGCCGAGGATGCGCTGTAGCACCAGGATGTTGCCGCCGTTCATCATGAAGTGACTGGCGAAGGTATGGCGCAGAACGTGGGTGCTCTGGCCTGCGGGCAACTTAATGCCAGCCCGTCTGATCGCCTTCTCGAAGTCGGCATAACAATCATCGAACAGGCGGCCAGTACGCCGGGGCAACATGGCCAGCAACCAGGGAGCAACGGGAACAGTCCGGTTTCGCTTGCCCTTGGTCTTGGTGAAGGTGATCCGACCCATGCCGATCTGGGAGCGGCTGACCTTTTCAATCTCGGACCAGCGGGCACCGGTCGAGAGGCAGAGCATCACAATGAGCCACAGATCCCGCTGCTCTTTGCAGGCATCAAGCAGTTGCTCTATTTCATCCTGGGAGAGATAGGCCAGCTCGCTTTCCTGCACCTTGTACTGGCGCAGGTCGGCCAGCGGGTTACCGCCGCTCCACACCCCCAGGCGTGCCAGCTCATTGAATACCGCCTGCAGATAAAGCTGCTCCCGGTTGATAGTGGTCGGCGTCACCTGCTTGCGCTGCCCAGGCACATAGAGCTCACCAGCCAGCCGGCGCTCGCGGTATGCCGAAAAGAGCTCGGAGGTGAACTCGGTCGCAATGGGGTTATCCAGTGCCTCGCACAGCCACACCAACTTGTCCCGTCGCCGTTCACCGTCAGCCAGGGTCTGGCCGTGGCGTCCGAACCAAGCGGCCACGAGGTCAGAAAGCCGCCGCTCATCGCCGGTAGCGACAACCGCTTCTGTCTGTTGCCAGGGCTTGGCGGTGAGCATGTGGGATTCCCACGCCAGCGCCTCCCCCTTGGTGGCAAAGCGCTTGCGCTTACGGGGCCCATCTCGGCCATCGGGGTATATTTCAGACAGCCAGGGTTTTGTCTTGTGATCTGTTTTACGAACCGACATGACCACACACCGCCTGGGCTTGTTTGTGGGATGTGGTGACCTGCGTCAGTTGGTCTCGTGCAGACTGCAACGCACTGGCGTCACCATTTCTGGCGAAGGTATAGAGCTGGCCGACAAACGCATCGGTGCGCTGCACCAGGTCAGCAGCCTGCCGGATAACCACATCATCATCCAGGTGGCTGGTACGCAAGCCGTTCATAGAACCACGAACGGCAGATATCACCGGATTGACAGTGCTTACCCGATACTCGGCGATCTGGTGATAGTCAATCTGCTGGCCATCAAGCAGGCCGCCAAAGCGCGCCATCACGCCATCAGTGGTTTGGTTCATCTGCTGATAGATGTCCTGTTCCAGTCGACATTGCTCTGCGCGGGATAACACACGCAGGGCCTTGGCTGGTTGTTGCTCGCTCTGCACCATCGCGGTATCCGTGGGCGGCATAGGGGCATCAAACCGAGCCGGGCGGAACAACCACGCGCCAGCGAGCGCTATTACAAACAGCAACAACACACCTGATCCGGCTTTACCAAGTCGAACTGATGCAGCCCTCTGAGCCCGTTCCTCTTTGCTCATCTTGAGTACAGACAGGGCATGACTGAAGAACAGCAGGATCCCATGTACTGCAGCCAACACGGCCAGCAGCACCAATCCGCCAGACAGCTCGATTTTTCCTTCCGGCACCATGCTGAGCAACGCAAAACCGAGGAATGCATAGAGCCCGATAAAAAGCGCATTCAGCCGGCGCGTCTGTCCAAACAAAGCCGGTTTAAACAAACTGATCACCGTCAGCAACAAGCATAAAAGGGCTGTCCAGATAGCCAACACAGAAAGCATGAGAACTCCTTAAAACTTCTTACCAGCCCACACCACCCGGCCAACCAGGTCTAGCTCGGCCAGCTCGGCCTTGCTCAGGTCGCGAGATTTATACAGAGGGTTGTCAGAGATGATGCGAACCCCGCCTAGGTCGAACTGCAAGCGCTTGACGAACAGGCCGCCATCGAGGCGCAGCACATAGAGCCCATCGCGGGGTGCTTCCCCGTTCTTCAGGCGAACTAGGATCACATCACCATCATTGATGGTCGGCTCCATCGAGTCGCCCTTGGCCCGGATAACCGCCATCTTGGCCGGGTCAAACCCCTCTCGGCGCAGCCAGTCGGTACGGAACGCCATCGGCTCGGCCAGTGGTTCATCTGTGATATTGGCGCCATGCCCTGCGCTCGCAAACACCTGATAGGCGGGAATCGTGGTGAACTCTTCGGTTACCTGAAAGCCTTGAACATCAGAAGCTGGCGCAATAGGAGGATTTGTACGAGCGCTGGACCCTGCCTCACCGATACCAAACACCAGCCAGTCAAAGGTGACACCGCCTGCTCGCGCCAAGTTTAAAGCTCGATCAATAGGAGGAATGGTTCCCTCATACAGATAGCGCTTGAGGCCGCTATCGCTCATGTCTGCTCGTCGAGCAAAAGCGCGAATTGGTTCGTTGCCTATCACCTTAGTAAGTCGTTCTGAGAAGGATGACTGATCAAAATCAACCTTTAAAGCTTTCTCCGTAGTCATAAAGCACCTTATAGAACTTTATCGGGCTATTAATACTCCTTCAGCTTGACCAAGCAACTCTTTAGATCAACAATTCGCTTTGTGAGATTGAATTGAAGCATTAGAGCTATATCGAGCCGTATTGAGCAACGTTTAAGGGGATCTATCATGTCAGAGATTGCACTCAAGATCGACACACCAGTCAAAACCATCGAGCGCTATAGCGCCGATACCGGCATCCCTGTTGGCACCGTCAAGAAAATGATCTCCAGTGGTGAGCTGCAGATCATGCCAAAACCAGGCCCAAAGCACCGCGTCCTGATCAACATGGTCGCGCTCTACCACAAAGCCGCAGCAGCAGCCTACCTCTCTGCAACCTCCTGATCACTATGGCACTCAATGGAGCGAGAACCATGTTTATCAGTAGCGACTGCAAACACCCGCACCTCGAATCTGCATGCTGCAGATTTAAATCCAATCACGTGATCAGCCAGATCGCCCCCTCCGCTGGCATCGACGCCCAGGTGCTGAGGAACAAGCTCAGTCCTGACCAGCCGCACCAGCTGACCGTGGTCGATCTGATCGCGCTCTACCACGCCACCGACGGGGACGAAACCCTGATCGACGGCATGCTGCTGGAGTGTGGCCTGACGGCCATCGCCATCCCCAGCGCCGACCGAGCGCCATCCCTACCCCACCAGGCGATCCGCCTCAACGCTGACGTTGCCAGTATCGGCCTGCGTGCGGTGGAGCTGGCCGAACGGGGGCGGGTCACCCGCACCGAACGCAACACCATCATCAGTGTCGCCACCGCCACCATGGGGTCGCTGGCACTGCTCATCCACGACGTCGAGGCCCGCTTTCAAGCCGTGCCCGCCGTCGCATGTGCATCAGACATCCTGATGCAAACCATGACCATGTAAGGGGAAACCCATGCAACAGACACAAATCAAACACGACGAACGCAATCTCGCGGGCCTGACTCCGCTGGAGCAAGTAGCCATGAACACCGCCGGCTGCCAGATCCTGCGGGAGTTGTTCGGCAAAACGCGCTCCAGCCTGGACACCGACTGGCTGGCCCTGAGTCAGGCCAAAAAGGCGGCCATCTGTGCCATCGCCAGACAGCCACGGGGCGAGCTGATGACCGCCACCATGTCAGCCCTGCCACATGCACAACGCGAGGCGGTAAGGCTTGCGGTGATCGCGCTCGAGTACCAAGGGGAGTTTCGCGGAGGCTGTGACGCCAAGGTGTGGCACCCGGCGCCAGTGGCCAGGCCCATCGGGGATATCGAGAGAGAGAAGAAGGAGAGAGCCGCCAAGCTGCGCATGAAGCGCGCCGTCATGGCAGCCAGCCAGATGACACAAAGCGGCCCGCGAGCAATCGGGCAATAAAAAACCCCGCAAAGGTGGTGGAACACCGCGGGGCTTTCATCAGTCACTTATCGACTAGGAAAATCGACATGCCAACTCTAGCCATTCTCGACACAGTGCGCAACCTGCGCCTGCAAAACCGCAAGCTGGCCCGCACGGGTCAACGCTACAACTCCAGCCCTGACCTGATCCATGCAGTAGAACGCCCGGCCGCCATGGCCTGGCGTGCGGTCTGGTCATGCGTCAACAGCCGTGGGGGGATCTGATCATGGCCGCCGTTATCACTCGTCACACCGAACCGACCATCAAGGCCGCCAGCGCCTATCTGGTCAGCCGCAGTTACATCAACTGCGGCACCACCTGGCTACGCGGCAAGAACGGGTACGCCCGGATGGAGCACCTGACCTCTGGCTCTATTCGCATCATCGAGGGGGTGGCATGAAAAAGCTGTTCCACCCCATCACCCGGCAGGCCGCCCTGGCCGATTTGGCCGATCTGCCGCACCGCATCAGGGCGAAGACCTACACCACCAAGCGCGGCCCCGAGGGCCGCAATCTGCGTGAGCAGGCCCGCCTGCAACTGCGCTGGCACCAGCTATTCCACACCATGAACCGGAGGGCCCAAGCATGAGCATAGACGCCATTCATATCGCCAAGCGGGCAGAGCGGGCCGTGCTGCCGCTGTTGACCGAGCTGCTGGCCACCGGCGAGCAGGAAAACCGCATCGCCCTGGGCGAGCTCTACTCCGGGGACGAGTTCATCCAGGTGCAACTGGTCGTGACCAGCCGCCCTGCCGATCTGCTTGATGACGACTCAGTGATGGGGGATGAGGCATGACAGACCTGTTTGAACTGGAGGCCCCGCTGGATGGCCAGGGCACCACAGAGGCGGGCCCCGCCCATATGCAACCGCCGGCGCCAGTCAGCCCGCTGACCAAGCACTGGGAAGCGGCACAGGAGGAGTTCAACGCCTCGGGCAGCGACGCAACGAGAAACAGAAACATCACCCAGGAGCTGCTGGCCCTGGGCGCCATCCGCGCCGTGTACTGGCTGGCGCTGGGTAGCAGTGAAGTCGCGCTGGCGAGAGAAATAGCCGAGTGGTGGGCCGACTGCGCACCGATTCACGGGCTGGGGGAGACCATCAAATGAGCCACCGCCTGATCTCCGACCTGCAAACCCGCGTGGATAGATGGTTCGACACCATGATGGGCGACGAGGCCCGCCTGCGCAGCTACCAGCGCGAACTGCTGGCAATGCGTCGGCTATCACCTCGCCCACGCTGCACGGTATCCCTCACCCTGCGCCAGTGTGCCGCAGCCAGAAAGATGGCGGGGCATGCCCGTCGCACCCTGGACTACTTCCGGAACAACATCAAAGAGCTGTCGGGTAGCAATCACCAATGACCAACCAACAAAAAACAGGGCCAGCCGCCGAGGCTGGCCAATTTGGTTTTTCCATCAGCCGTCTGCCGCCGCCGAAACGGAACCAGCTACCGCTGTCGAAAAAGACCCTCAAGGCGCGTATTGATGCCCTCGCCAACGCCATGCCGGGCACCAAGCTCGAAGCCGCCTTTGTTGGCGCCCCTGGTGAATCCGATCTGGTCTGGGCGGTGCAACTGCTCGATGGTCTCTCCATGCAGTTCACCCAGGTGCTGTTCAAGCAGTACGTGCGCCGCCGCAAAGATGGCACCACCCGCAACTGCCGCAGCGCAAACATCTGGCTGAGGGAACGGGTGAAGTGGGTCCGCTCCCTGGTGATGGCGCTGCCGGTCGATGCCCAGCACCTGCGCGACGAAGAAGGCCGCAAGCGGGTCGCCCACCAGTTCGCCAACCAGACCGCAGCCATCTGGAAGAACATCGAGCAGAACAGCACCGCCGGTGAGCTGGCTCTGATGGAGACATGGGAAGCCATCAAGCAGCCAGCCGACCAATGGGCATTCATAGGCAAGATGCCGAAATTCAAAACCAAAGAGGCAAGGGATAACTGGATCCTGAGCGTGATGGTGCGCCTGCTCTCAGCCAAGTGGTGGGAGAAGCGCATCAACCGCTGCTGGGACAGGCTGCAAGAACACATCGCCATTCTGCTAGGCAAGGTGCGCAAGGGGGTCTCCGCCTATGTCTCGAACGCCACCATGAAGGTGGTGCGCGAGCGCAAGCGGGCCATGATGCGCTGGCTGGCCGAGTCGGAGGTGATGAACGAGCAGCACGACCTGGTTGTCTCGATGAAGGATTGCTGGGAGGCCAGCAATGCCAACCCGGTCAACCGCCGAGCCGAGATGATGACCCGCATGCGTGGCTTTGAAGACTACGCCGAGGAGCAGGGCCATGTGGGGGTGTTCTTTACCTGGACAGCCCCGAGCCGCTTCCATGCCTGGAAGACGGGCCGCAACGGCAAGACCATTGAAAACGACAAGTACCAGGGCGCCACCCCGCGCGACACCTGCGCCTATCTGGGCCAGCTCTGGAGCCGGGCCCGTTCATACCTGAAGCGCTGGGGCATGCCTATCTATGGCTTCCGGGTTTGTGAGCCGCACCACGATGGCACGCCGCACTGGCACATGCTGCTGTTTATGCGCAAATGCGACCGGAATGGGGTGATCAGCACCCTGCAGCGTTACGCCCTGACCGATGATCGGCAGGAGCTGGAGCGCAACAACCTGGGCATTCCCTTCACCGACTTTACCCCGCGCTTCGACTGGAAGGAGATCGACCCGTCCAAGGGGGACGCCACCGGCTACATCGCCGCCTATATCGCCAAGAACATCGACGGCGAGCATGTTGATGGTGATGACGAGGCAGGTACCAAGGCTGACCAGGGCGCCCAACATGCATGCGCCTGGGCCAGTTGGTGGGGGATCCGCACCTTCCAGCAGATCGGCGGCGCACCGGTTGGCGTATGGCGCGAGCTGCGCCGCATCAGTAACGCCAAGAAGAATGGCGATCTGGTGGGGCCACCCAAGCCGGTATTGCAAGACCCACGCTTTGAGGCCGCCCGCTATGCCGCCGATAACGCCATCTTTCGCTGCTACCTCGAAGCCATGGGCGGGGCACTGGCTACCAGAGCCGAGCACCCCATCAAGCTGGCCCACCTCATCGAAGAACAGGCCAACAGCTACGGAGAAGACATCAAGCGCCTGATGGGGCTGCACACCGCTCATCTGGGTATCAAGACTCGCCTGCAAGGGTGGGAAGTGGTACCAGCAGGCACCTTTGAGGCCACCAAGGCCGCCGGGGGTTCGGTTGGGGGTGTTGGGGTTAAGTCGGGCGGAAGCCGGGCTCCTTGGAGCTCTGACAATAACTGTACGCAGCCGGATCCTGAGGCGTTCGCGGATCAGTTGATGGCAGAGCAATGGGGTTTATCTCCCTTCTCTATCGGGCGTTTGCGGGCAGGTGCCAGCGTGACTGCGGACGGCTACACCCTCCGGCTTGAGAACGGCCAGGTGCAATCGAGCCGGGCGGTACCAAGCGAACCGGACTGGGTGCCAGAGGGCCAGTCGCCAGCCGAGCCGAACCAGCAGGATGAGTTCGCGGTACCGGAAGGCGATCAGGACTGGCCGATGCTGGTTGAACTGTGCGGCAAGGTTTACCAGGCACAGGGCCACGCCGGTACCCGCTGCTGGATAGAGATGCTGCCGGAGCCATATCAGTCAGAGATGTGGCGGGTATTGGAAGGGCTAGATGCACCGGAGTGGATGCAGGAACAGGACGACTACAGCGAGGAGTGGGCATGAGCATGAGTAGCAAACAGACCGTCAGCCGCGAAGAGTACCGCCGCCTGGATAACCGGGTGACCTGCATTCTCCAGCAGCGCTGGCCAGCCAACGAGATCAGCCAGTGGGTGGGGGTGCTCAAGGGTAAACAGCAGGCTGTGGCGTGCGCCATTCTGCGCCGCCGCCACCCTCGCCCAACATCGCTGGCCCTGCCGACCATCGTTGGCGACATACCGAACCCATTTCAGGCCAAGGCCAACCGCCCCACCGTGTCGGTGCTGACAGCTGATGGCCGCTCGGTTGGCCGCCGCCATATCGTGGACGGACTGACCCCCGTGGCCATCGACCAGAGCGGCACCATCCGGTGCGCCGTTACTGGCCGCACCCTATTCATCGCACCGGGCAGCGCCATCGACCGCGCCAACCCGGGTGCCGCCGAACAGCTCAACCCAACATACCGGCCGGCACTGCACCAGGTAGTGGCTGACCACTGTCAACATGTAGAAGCCGGGGAGTAAACATGAAGCATATCAACTGGAATCAGGCCAGCGAACTGGGCCTTATCGTTCGCATCAACCGCGAGGTTCTTCACCCATTGGGACTGGCCATGACCAGAAATCCGGAGAACGGGGTATCGGATATGCTGCTGGTGAGTCCAGATGGGATCTGGGAGTACGACCAGCAGCTGATGACCAATGCACCAATAGTCAGCGAAGAAGAAGCACGGGCAAAAATTGCAGAGTGGACGAAGGAGCAGCAGGCATGAGAGACCCCCGCAAACATCCAGTACCGGGCGACGTACTCACCCGCTTCGGTACCACCAGGGAAGTGACCGACATCAAGTGCAACGACCGTGGCACAGTCACCCATGTGGTGTACGGCCATCCATCCACCGATGCCCTGGCGAAGGAGGCAACCATCTCCAGCTGGCGGGCATGGGCCAAACAGGATGTTGTGGTGGTCAGAGAGGGAGCAGCATGGATCTGACCATCCCAATCAGCCCCATGGTGCGAGTTCAGTTGCTCCATGCCCAGAGCATTGAGATTGATATTCCTAATACAGCCGTGCCTGAAGGCTGGTAACTTGTGCCAGCGGAGCCTACGAGAGCCATGTGGCGAAGCCTTTCATAAGCCCATAAAGAGTGGGAGAGCGGTAACGATTGGTAGCTCGATAGTCCTAACCACCAATGGAAAGCCATGTTGGCTATGGCACCAACGCCATAAGGGGAAGAAGGATGACCCCAGCCACGCAAGCAGGTCCAGTAGGCTAGACAGACAGCTATAGGTATCAAGCCGGTGGCGGTGGCGCTCTCCGAGCGAGAGCGCCAGAAGTTGGAAACGCTGCGTATCGCCCGGGCTGGTCGCTGTTAGCCCTACTCGAACGATGAGTACATTAGTACCCTGATCTAGCGGGACTGGAAACGCTGGCTGGATATGCTGAGCCAGCAAGACAGGGAAGCATTCAAGCCGAGGCCTGGCTGGTCTCGCGCTTTATGAGCCTCACCCAGGAGCTGGAGAATCTGCGCCAGTGCTCGCGCATCTATCACGCCCGCCAACGCGCCAACCGTAATATCGCCAGCTATAAGTTACTGACTCGCCAGAGGCTAGAACTACCAGGCTCATGGTTACCCATCGTTTACTAGTTGTGGCTCGTGGTGGCTCTTAGTGGTTTTAAATACACATGTATACTTGCAAGAATTAAATAAATGCGTATATTGACGGTCAGGCGCGTTGTGCAAGCTACGCCCTAATTCCGAGGCCCAGCCATTTGATGGTTGGGCTTTCGTGTATCTGGAGCACGGAGGCTAAAATTGCTATACATCGCCTATCTTGACGAGTTTGGCCACGCAGGCCCCTATCTTGGTAATGACCATCCAAAGCACCATACCCATCCAGTGTTTGGTATTGGCGGCTTTGTGCTACCGTACTACAAGGTACGGGCATTCTCCTCTTTCTTCTTCCAGCTCAAAAATCATCTCCTAAGTACTGATCTTGCCAATACTCAAGCCAAGGCGATGACGGATCAGCAACCCTTCCATCCCGCCAAGTGGGAGAAAAAAGGGACATCCGTGCTGACTGAGAAGAATGTCACCCGCTATCGTGAAACCAGAACGGCAATCAACCGAGTCTTGAATCGTATCAGAGACGATGAGGGCTTCGCCTTCTATGTGGGCCAGCAGAAAAGACAGGGGCTAGAACTCGACTCAACCAAGCTTTATCTCGATGTGATGAGAGAAGTGATCAAACGGCTCGATCAGGAATGCAGCACAGATAAGAGCCAGTTGATGATCATCATCGACCAGCACACTGAACGGAAAAAAATTGTCGAGACAGCTTCAATCGAGATGTTTGGTGAGCACGGAAGACGCTGTCTACTCGAGCCGCCAACGCAGGTCGAAAGTCACCTGTATCAAACTATCCAGTGTGCTGACTGGCTATGTGCTCTCTATGGCCGATTGAGTCACCATACATGTGAACCAGAAGCCAAGGCTGGGTTTCACGTCTTCGAAAAGTACTTCGGTGAGCGGTTAAGGCAAGTTCATAAAAGAAGCAGCATTCGTACATTTGGCGGGCCAGCCAGCCCAGCCAAACTGCAACTGTTGGCCGATAGGTACTCAGCGGTCGGATGAAACAAGGGGCGCTATTGCGCCCCTAGTCCTTTCAGTATCAACTGCCGCCCCTCTGGCGTCAGTGATCCAAGTAGCCCCAGCACCAACTGGTTCGTCGTCCTGGCCGACGGACTCAGCGTATGAGTGAACGACAGTGTGGCTACCCAGCTATGACCACACTCCGCATCAGTGCACTGGCAATAGAGATCGGAGACCTCATCGCTCAGCCGATTGGTCTTGGTAATACGGCCTCGCTGGCCACACTCTTTGCAAAAAACCCGCATCACCCCTCCCGATAAATCGAAATCTCAATCACCAGGTTGCATCTTACATCAATGGGACTGTGTTTTTATACAGCGGCACCTATCGTTTCTCGAAACGTGACCCACAGCGCCCGGGGCAGGCCAGCGCTGTTGATGGCGTCCTGCACCAGTTCACACAGCGGCAGCACTTCGTTCCTGGCATAGGTGGCGTCGTACTTCTCGGGATCCCCGAGCCCGCCCCCGCCATTGGTGGGGATAATGCCGGCCAGCGCTGGCGGGTACCGATGCGCCGTCAGCACATCCTGGGCAGTGATCCCCTTGATAGCCGCGAACTCGTCCTTGGTTGCGATGTCCCCCACCGGGATGAGCTTGATGCCATCGGGCTTGCCATCGGGGATGTTCACGAACATCGAGCGGAAGTTCCCTACCCCTTTGGAGTTCGCGATCATCTCCTTCATCTCCTCTTCGGTGTCGTCGTCCATGTTGGGGTCGGTCGCGTAGAAGATGAACCCCATGTGGGCGCCGTTGAGGAAGTAGCGGCGTCGGAACAGGGTGGCGTCCTGGTTGAGCAGCGCAGACTGCAGGCCGCCAAGGTAATCGGGCATGCCATAGACCTGCTGCTCGGGGTCATACTGGGCCAGCCAAATCACATCATCCGGGCGGTAAATCAGGTTTGGCTTGCCCTGCTGCAGGTAGACAAAGCAGCCATCCTCGCGCCGGCGCAGGTAGACGCTCGAGAGCGGGTGCAGCCCCACCACCTGGCCGAAACTGTTGCGCAGCTTCAGCAAGCCACCATCACCAAACTGCAGGTAGTTGTGTACGAACGCCGTGATGGTGGCGCGTTGGTTGGTGAAGCGCCCCGCAACCATGTTCCGCCTCGCCATCAGGATGGCCCCATGGTGGGCATTGGCCCGGGCTACCTTAGCCAGCCCCTTGCGGTCGATGGGAGGCTGGTAGTATTCCCCATAGGGGTTGTAAAACACCCCGGTGTAATCGGTCATCCAGGCCGTGGGGTCGATGGCCTCCGGCATGCTGAACACCACCGAGGGCCGGGGGGATGAGGCGGCCGCCTGGGCCGGTTGCTGCTGTCGTTTGGTCATGCGAGGACACTCTCCTGAGAGTCTTTGAATTGGCACATGAAGAGGAAATTGAACTCCTCCTGCGGGTACTCGTCTTTGAGCTCATCAATGTCCATGAGATTGCAGCCGAGTCGAACGGCATCCTCAATGGTGATGACATAGCGCCACTGACGGTCAGGGCAAAGCTGGCCGCCATCTCTCAACGATGATTCGCTAGGGAAAGTGATCGCGTCTCTGCCAGGGTAGAGGTTCTTCCAGTGCACCCCACACCAGAAGTTGCGCGCCATACCGCGGCGCTCAGAGAGCGTTGAACAGTAGGTCTTGCGCCAACGATTGTGCATAGCCATAGCGCCGGCCAAGTGCAGCGCTTTTCCAAAATCTGGCATCCAGAAATACTCATCGACGTAGACATGGCCCGCTTTTCCAGCAAAGGTCAGATCATCAAGAGAATGAAAATGGATCTGGGCACCGTTCGACAGGACGATGGGACTACCGACCAGGGTTACGCCGAGGAAATTCTTGGCTATAAAACAAACATAGGTGCGGTAGACATCTGCCATATCTGGGGTTTCTGCCAAGAAAATCTGATTGTCACCAGTCAATACCGCATCTTCTAAAGCCTCCCCGGCGAAGTAATAGGACATGCCGATCTGATGAGCTTTCAAGATGTTGCGGGTGCGCGCGAGTGACGGGTCTAGCTTGGCCTTTCGGCAGCGCAGTTGGTAGCCAAACAAGGTGCTGAGCCATTCGTGAAAGTGCTCTGCTGTCAAATGACTGATATCGTTCTTCATGCTGCCTTTTTCTCCTGGCTGGTTGCCCAGGTGGATTTGCGTTTGCGGTGGGTATCGAGGGGCTCATTGGCCACGGCGTGGGCGATGGCAAAAAACACGTCGGCGTGACCGGTCACGTTGTCACGCGCAGCCCGGAACGTCATCTGGCCGCCGCCGGTGGTGCTGCGCTTGATGGCGAGGAAGGCGAGAGGGATGTCCCGATCCGAGCTGTCCCACTCGATGCGGTTTGCCTCCACCACATCGATCATCTTGAGGACCAGCCGTGACTTGCTCTCGATGCTGTAGTTGATGGGGTGGCACACCCCTTTGAACACCGGCTTCAAGAGGTCATATACCCCGGCGCCGATGCCGGAGACATCGACACCCAGATAGGTGACCCGGAACTTCTTGGCGATGCGCTCTATCTCCTGCGCCTGATACTGGAAGTTCAACCCGCGCCAGTAGTGCTTTTCCAGCACTCGGAAGCGCTCGCCGGCAACCGTGGGCGGGGCGACCACCACCAGGGTGGCATTGTCGCGGGTGCGGCTCGGGTCATAACCCATCCACACCTCGCGCCGCCCGAACGGGTCAGGACGCCCGGGCTTGTAGTCCTCCCATCGGGTGGGGTCCACCCCTGCCCGCTCCATGTCCTGGAACTTGAACACAGACAGGGCATCGTCGATAAAGCGGCACATGTAGAGGCGGTCGAACACCTCCTCCGGGTACTCGTCCTTGAGCTCCTCGATGTCGATGAGGTGGCAACCGAGGCGAATGGCGTCCTCGATGGTGATGACGTAGCGCCACTGCCTGTCAGGGCAGATGCGGCCGCCGTCGCGTAGGTCATCTTCACCAGGGAAGTCGATGGCCACCCGGCTCGGCCGCTGTCCCTTCCAGCGATCCCCGGTCCAGAACCGGTACGCCTCGTGCACCTTGCTCGACGGGGTCGAGAAGTAGGTCTTGCGCCAGTGGCTCTGGGTCGCCATGGCACTGGCCACATCAGACAGCTTCTCGAAGTTGGGGATCCAGAAGTATTCGTCGATGTAGACGTTGCCGGAGCGGGACTGGGCACTGTTGGAGTTGGTGGAGCAGAAGTGCAGCTCGGCCCCGTTCGACAGCACGATGGGGTTGCCGGTCAGGGTGACGCCGAGGAAGGTCTGGGCGATCTTGCAGATATAGGAGCGGAACACCTCCGCCTGGGCGCGGGTGGCGGACAGGAAAATCTGGTTGCCACCCGTCAGAATGGCATCCTCCAACGCCTCGCCGGCGAAATAGTAAGTCATCCCGATCTGACGGGACTTGAGAATGTTACGGGTGCGCGGCAGCGCCGGGTCGTTCTTGGCCTCCCGCACACGCAACTGATAGCCGAACAGGGTGCCCAGCCACTCGGTAAAGTCATCGGCCGTCAGGTGCCCGATCTCGTTCTTGGCCTTCTTGCCGCCCTTGCGGCCGCCACCTCCCTGGCTGTTGTGCTCACGCTTGCCACGGCTGGGCCCGGGTTCACTTCCCTCCGCCCGCTGGGCCTTGAGGGCCTGCTCACGCTCGGCCCACTTGAGCGCCTTCTCTTTGAGGCTGACATGGTGGCCGATGAGCCTGTCCAGCTCCTCCTGCTCGCCCGGGGTTTTCTTCTCACGGTGCAGCAACACCTGCACCCGGCGATTGATGGCATCCTCCACAGCCTCTTCGGTCAGCAGGTCACGCCAGCCGAGCTTTTCGGCCCAGTAGTAGATGATGCGACAGGAGTTGAGCCCCAGTTCGTCCTTGATCTCCTGGGGTGTCCATCGTTTAAGGTAGAGTCCCTTCGCCGCATTGCGGATCTCTTCGGGGTACGCCACGGCGCCTCCATCCGGTGAATGATGGCGCCATCATAGCCAGCCCCTTCCCCCCACTTATCCCACTGATGTTCTGAGCAATTCGGATTTCCTGATGGATCCGAATCCAGCAGAACGCCATAGCGTGAAACCCCCTTGCCGACCCGATAGCCTGAGCCCGCATCACTTGGGAGTAGGCATGAACACATCAACCTTGAGAACTGGCTGGGTCTGTATCGCCACCGAAGGGACCACCGTCGATGGCAGGGAGATCACCGCTGCTTGGCTGACTGATATGGCCGAGACCTACGACCCGGAATACTACACAGCACTGATATGGCCCGAGCACGACCGCTGGGCAAACTTCGGCTATGTGCAGGAGCTCAAGACCGACGTCGTAGATGGCAAGCTCAAGCTGTTCGCCATCCTGAGTCCGACTCGGGATCTGGTTTATTACAACCAGGTTGGCCAGTACCAGTTCTGTTCCATCGAACCACAAGAGCAGTTTGCCGATCTGGGCCGCACCTATCTGCGCGGCCTGGGCGTCACCGACCAGCCAGCCAGCACAGGCACCACCCACCTCAAGTTCAAGAAGAAGGGCGAGTCTCGCCTGATCGGTACCAGCGAACCGCTGGATCTCTCCATGTTCAAGCTGCCCAAGCACGAGAAGGCCGATGGCCTGATCGCCAAGTTTTTCAGCTTCATGGCCAGCCACGGCGAGACAGCCATCCAACCTACCCCCAGCCAACCCGAGGATGAGGAAATGACCAAAGAACAGTTCGATCAGATGCTGGGGGCCCTCAATGGCCTTGGCACCAAGATCGATGGCTTCAGCACCAAGCTGGAAGCCAAACCGGAAACCACCGCCCCGGTGACCGAACCGGCGAAAGAAGAGAAGGCCGGCATCAGCGCCGAGCAGTTCAGCAAACTGGAAGAGACCCTGAACGGTCTGGCCAGCACCGTCGGCGAGCTGAAAGGCCAGGTCGACAAGTTCTCCGCCGAAGTGCCGGGCCAGCGCCCGGGCGCCATCGGCGGTGACGACACCACCTACCAAGTTTGCTAAGGAGCATTCAGTGAGCCAAACCCTGACCGTTCAGGCCGAACAGCGCCTGAACAAATACTGCGATGCCCTGGCCAAAGCCTACGGCATCGACATCAGCAAGCTGGACAAGCAGTTCAGTGTCACCGGCCCGGTGGAAACCACCCTGCGATCTGCCCTGCTCGCCTCCGTCGAGTTCCTTGGCCTCATCACCTGCCTGGACGTGGACCAGATCAAGGGCCAGGTCGTGCAGGTTGGCGTGGGTCAGCTCTACACCGGTCGTAAAAAAGGTGGTCGCTTCAAGGGCAAAGTCGGTGTGGATGGCAACACCTACGAACTGACCGAGACCGACTCCTGCGCCTCGCTGGATTGGGCCACCCTCTGCACCTGGGCCAACGCCGGTAGCGAGGGCGAGTTCATCAAGCTGGTCGGCGAGTTCGTCAACAAGGCGTTTGCTCTCGACATGCTGCGGGTCGGCTGGAATGGCGTGTCTGCAGCCGATGACACCGATCCGACGGCGAACCCGCTGGGTCAAGACGTCAATAAGGGCTGGCACCAACTCGCCCGCGAGTGGAAAGGTGGTAGCCAGATCATCAAGGCCGCGGCTGGCGAGAAGATCTACTTCGACCCGGACGGCAAGGGCGAGTACAAGACCCTGGACGAGATGGCCTCCGACCTCATCAACACCACCATTGACCCACTGTTCCAGCAAGACCCCCGTCTGGTGGTGCTGGTCGGCACCGATCTGGTCGCAGCCGCTCAGGCCAAGCTCTACAGCGAAGCCACCAAGCCGAGCGAGCAGATCGCCGCTCAGCAGTTGGCCAAGTCCATCGCCGGTCGCAAGGCCTATATCCCGCCCTTCTTCCCGGGCAAGCGGATGGTGGTCACCACCCTGGACAACCTGCACTGCTACACCCAGCGCGGCACCCGCAAGCGCAAGGCGGACGACAACCAGGACAGCAAGAGCTTCGACAACCAGTACTGGCGCATGGAGGGCTATGCCCTGGGCGAGCACAAGGCCTACGGCGGCTTCGAAGAGGCCGACATCGAGATCGGTGCTGATCCGGCAGTCCTCGCCGTCGAAGCCGCCGCTCAAGCGGGCCAGGGCTAACCCATGAGCTCACCCGGTCAACGCCACAAACAGCGTGTACTCGCCATGCAGGGGGCCGAGCAGGCCGCCTGCTCCGGCGTCGCCACCGGCGCGGTGGCCGACAGCCTGCACCTGCAACTGATTGCCCTGGAGCAGGACATGGTCCGCTTGCGCAAGCTGGCCCGCATTGGCGACCGGGTGAACATGAAACGCGATGAGCTGATGCCCAAGTACCGCCCCTATGTGGAGCGCTATCTGGCCGCCGTCGCTGAGTCCGGCCAGCCCTATCAGAACGAGCTGTTTCAGCGCCTCATCATCTGGGCTTTCGATGTGGGCGACTTCGACGCCGGCATCGCCTGGGCGGATCTCGCCATCGCCCAGGGCCAGCGCACCCCGGCCAACATCAAGCGCGACTGGGCCCACTTCGTGGCCGACACCGTGCTGGAGTGGGCCGAGAAGCAGGCGGCCGAGGGGCACGCCGTCGAACCCTGGTTCTCCCGGGTGTTCGACAAGGTGCGCAATGACTGGCGCCTCAACGAGCGGCTGACCGCCAAGTGGTTCAAGGCCGCCGGTTGCCTGCTGCTGCGCGACCACGACGGCCAGCCCCGCCCCAGCGCCGTTGGGGATAGCGCCACCCTGGAGCAGGCAGACCACTGGCTGGCCCAGGCCGACAAACTGCACGGCAAGGTGGGCGTCGGCACCTTGCGCCAGAAGATTGCCATGCGCCTGCGGGCGCTGAATCCGGAGTAACCGACTCTCCGCGCCGTCGCACCCCGGCGGGGAGGATAGGCCAGCCGCAAGGCTCGCGCCGAATCCTGCGATCCGTGGCTACAGGGGTGCACCTTTTCTCGCCGCGCCATCGGCGACCCGGGCAACCGGGGCAGTGGTGTTCACATTGGCAAGCATCAACAGAGGGCCAGACATGTTTGCAGGCAAGGACATCGACTACAGCGCCGCCACTATCCGCAATGACGGGTTCTGGCCGGATGTGGCCGTCGCCGACTTCGAGCGCCGCCGCGCCCTGCCTGCCGATCTGGACCAGCAGACCACCGGCGCCGCCTTGCTGGCCGCCGTCTCTGAAATAAACCTGCAGCTCGCCAGCCACCAGGCCGCCCTGCAGGCCAAGGGTTATGCCAGCGCCGCCGCCGTCCCGGGGCCCAGCCTGGAAGATGGTACCAATGCCCTGACCGAGCAGTACCTGGCAGCCGTCTTCGCCCGGGCCAAGGCGGCCTTGCTGCCGGAGTTCGCCAGCGTCACCGAGCGGGCGACCGCCAACAACCAGGTAGAGCGTTCGCCAGACCAACGCAACCAACTGCTGGCAGAGAGTCAGCAGTTGGTCCGCAGCATCAAGGGCAAGCGCCGTGCCGGGGTATCGCAGATATGAGTAACGACATGAACGAGCAGCAGGCCCAGGGCTACTTCCTGCATGCGCTCCACGCCGAGCTGCTGCGGGTACTGCCGGCCAAGTGCCACAAGACGCTCGATAGCTGGATGGAGAACGGCACCATCAAGCTCGAACCAAAGAACATGGGGCCCACCGGGGTGGATGTGGCCTGGCTCACCTATCAGGCGGTGTTCACCATCGAGCAACTGCCGTTTCGAGAGCTGGATCCGGCCATCCTGCTGGCGGCCGTCGCCGCCTGGGTGCAGGAGCACGACGAGGTGCGCGAGCAGCTCGGCCTGCCCGATCCCGAGTACGCCGTCACCCCGAACGACGAGCAGACGGCCGACCTCGAGATCCAGCTCCCCTTCGCCGAGCCGCTCCGTCTTATCGAGCACCCGCAAGGGCCCATCAACTGGCTCGGCAAGCGCTGGAACGTGGCCCCCTATGACATCTGGGTAGCCGAGCAGATTGACCTGAACGTGGGTGATTCCGGCGCTCACCAGGTAGGCGGCCTCTCATGATCACCATCACCCTGGACACCCGTCGCGGCAAAGACCAGCTCAACCTGCTGGCCCTGCCACCCAAGAAGCGCAAGCGGCTGGTATGGCGAGCCGCCAACGAGATGAAAAAGCTGGCTACCCGTAACGTGCGCCAGCAGCAAGACCCCAATGGCAATGCTTGGGCACCGCGCAAGCGGGGCAAGCGCAAGATGTTGCGTGGCCTGCCCAAGCTGTTGCAGATCCGCGAGCCTCGCCAGGACATGGCAGAGCTGGGGTTCACCAAGGGCACCATGAGCGCCCACGCAGGGGTCATCGCCAACACCCACCAGAAGGGCCACACCTACAAGGTGACGGCCGCCAGCCGGCGCCGCATTGCCCCCAGTGATGTGGGCAAGAACAAGCAGGCCAGCAAGGCACAGGCCCGCAAGCTGCGCGAGCTTGGGTTCAAGCGTCCTGGCAAGCGCAAGCGGGCATACCGCTCGGCATCGCTGGGTTGGATCACCGCCAATCTCAACTACGCCCAGGCGGGGTTGCTTATCAAGAAGCTCAAGGACGAACCGGTGAAAGAGAGCTGGGAGATCCAGCTACCAGCCCGCCCGTTCCTGGGCGCAAACGCCAGGCAACGGCAGCAGGCCTTCGCCCTGCGCCCTGAGAGCATCGATTACGGCTGGGACGTCAACAAGCAAGACATGAAGGGGAAATAACGGCATGTGGCCTTACGTACAGATCTACAACTTGAACCAGATGCAGGGGCCCGTGACGGAAGTCGAGCGCCACCTGCTGTTCATCGGCAGCGCCGCCAGCAACACCGGCAAGCTGCTCTCCCTCAACGCCCAATCCGACTTTGATCAGTTGCTCGGGGCCGCGGACAGCGAGCTCAAGGCCAACCTGCTGGCCGCCCGTGATAACGCCGGCCAGAACTGGTCGGCGGCGGCCTATGTCCTGCCCACCGACAAGCCCTGGCTGGACGCGGCCCGCGACGCCCAGCAGACCCAGTCGTTTGAGGGGGTCGTGGTGCTCGGGCAAGAGTGGCACCAGGCGGCCATCAACGCCGCCCACGCCCTCAACCAGGAGCTGATCGCCAAATGGGGGCGCTGGCAGTTCATGCTGCTGGCCGTGCCGGCCATCGCCGACGAACAGGACTGGGCCACCTACGAGGCCGAACTGGCCACCCTGCAGGACGGTATCGCGGCAAGCTCGGTTTCCCTGATCCCGCAGCTTTGGCCGACCCTGGCTGGGGCCTACGCGGGCCGCCTGTGCAACCGGGCGGTGAGCATCGCCGACAGCCCCTGCCGGGTGAAGACCGGCGCCCTGGTGGGCCTTGGCAACAAGCCGGTGGGCAAGGACGGGATCCCGCTGCCACTGGCCACCCTGCAGACCCTGGAGGCCAACCGCTATTCGGTGCCGATGTGGTACCCGGACTATGACGGGATCTACTGGGCCGATGGCCGCACCCTGGACGCCGAGGGCGGCGACTACCAGGTGATCGAGAACCTGCGCATTGCCTACAAGGTGGCGCGCCGGATGCGCCTGCGCGCCATCGCCCGCATCGGGGATCGCTCGTTCAACTCCACCCCGGGCAGCACCGCCGCCGCCATCACCTACTTCGGCAAGGATCTGCGCGAGATGGCCAAGTCCACCACCATCAACGGCCAGCCGTTCCCGGGCGACATCGCCTCCCCCCAGGATGGCGACATCCGCATCCAGTGGGTCGCCAAGAACCTGGTCTCGGTGTTTGTGGTGGTGCGCACCGTGGACTGCCCCAAGGGGATCACCGTCAACATCATGCTCGATTTGAGCCTCAACAATGGGGAGGGCTAACCCATGACCCGTCGTATCTCCGGTGCCAGCTTTGACACCACCCTCTTGGGGGCCATGGTCCACGTCGAAAAGGCCAGCCTCTCCATCACCGACAACAGCGCCGTGGCGCAAACCCGGGGGATCCCGGACGGCTTCGTCGATGGCGATGTCGCCGCCGAGCTGGAGTTCGAGCTCGACACCAAGAATTTCTCGCAGTTGGCAGATGCCGCCAAACGCGCGGGGAGCTGGCGCGGAATGGAGCCGGACGATGTGCTGTTCTACGCCGACACCGGCACCGAGACCATGAAGGTGGAGGCCTTCGGGGTGAAGCTGCTGGTCTCCGACCTGCTCGACATCGACCCCAAGGGCGGCAGCAAGACCGTGCACAAGGTGAAAGGCTTTGTGACCTCCCCCGACTTCGTTCACCTCAACGGCGTGCCTTACCTCTCCAAGGAAGACACCCGCCACCTGTTGGGTTAAGGGGGACGCTTGGACGACATCGACCGCGCCACCCGCCACGCCGCCCGCATGCTGGCGGTCCAACTGGCCAACCAGGTGGGCAAGGGGCACTACCAGGGGGAGAGCCTGCACCAGTGCGAAGAGTGCGGCGACGACATCCCCGAGGGACGACGCCGCCACGTACCCGGGGTGCGCCTGTGCGTCCCCTGCCAGACCCGCCTTGAACGGTTGGCCCGCTAACCAGAGCAACGGACATGAACACCATGCCCCATAAAGACCCCACTCTCTGGGCCCTGCTATTGGCCTGGTTGATGGACAACATGCCCACCGTATATGGCACTGCATTAGCAGTATTAACGGCCTGGCTGCGCATCACGTATGGCGGAGGCAGTGGCCGTCGTAGGCTCCTGGAATCCGTCTTATGCGGAGCCATTACCTTGGCATTTATCAGTGCCTTTGGCTGGTTCGGGATCCCAGGAGAGGCTGCTGGATTTGTCGGCGGCATGGTGGGCCTTATCGGTGTTGAGACCATTCGCGGCTTAGCCGAACGGTGGCTCAACACCAAATTACCGAAGGAGTGAACAGTCGTGAGTACTGATCAAATGCATATCCATAAAATTAACGAGCGCATCAAGCTGGTCAATGCAGATTCGTTGGCCTACCTGAAAACCATGCCATCTCACAGCTTGGATCTTGTGGCTGTTGATCCGCCCTACTTCCGAGTGAAAGACCTGGACTGGGATAACCAATGGCCCGACGTCACCGCCTACCTGGATTGGTTGGAAATGTGTGTGATCGAGTTTGCCCGCATCCTCAAGCCAAACGGGTCGCTCTATCTGTTTTGTAGCCCCGGGCTCAATGCCGATATCGAACTGTTAGTGCGCAAGCATTTTAAGGTTCTGAGCCACATCGTCTGGTCCAAACCCTCAGGCGTGTGGAACCGGGCGGACAAGTCTACCTTGCGCAATTTCTGGCCCGCCAGTGAACGCATTATTTTTGCGGAGCAACTGGACACCCATGGTATGGCGCAACACAGCGGCTATCGCCAAGCCTGTCAGGCGCTTCGTAGCCAGGTGATGCAGCCGCTGATCGACTACTTCCAGCAGGCCAAAGCTGCCTGTGGCATCTCCAACAAGGAGATCGACCAGGCAATGGGGTGCCAGATGGCTGGGCATTGGTTCGGTCGCAGCCAGTGGAGTCTGCCAAGTGAAGCACAGTACGCCCGCTTGCAAGCCCTGTTCGCCAAGAAAACTGACGCCCTTTGCCAGCCCCATCATCAGCTCAAAGAAGCCTATCGGGGATTACATCGCACCTACCAAACCCTGGTGGCCAGTTATGACGAGCTGAAGGCCGAGTATGAGCGACTGCGCCGCCCGTTCAGCGTCACCAAAGAGGTGCCCTTTACCGATGTCTGGACCTACCCCTCGGTGCAGGCTTACCCGGGCAAGCACCCTTGCGAAAAGCCCGCTGCCATGATGGAGCACATCGTGCGCACCAGCAGCCGGCCAGGTGATGTTGTTGGAGACTTCTTTATGGGGTCTGGTGCCACCGGAAAAGCAGCCTGGCGGCTTGGCCGCTGCTTCATTGGTGTGGAGCTGGAAACCCCGAGGTTTTCCCAAACATGCCAGGAATTTCAGACCCTAGTCAGTCAGGAGGAAAAGCACCATGCCGCGCAGTGACTGCCACCCCCAGATGGCCGCCTTTCTCGACCTGCTCGCCTATGCCGAGGGCACCAAGGGGCTGGGCGACGACGGTTACAACAAGCTGGTCAACCCGGCCGGGTTCTTCCAGGACTACCGCGAACACCCCGATGTGTTGGTGCGGGTCAACCCGACCCTGCACAGCACCGCTGCCGGACGCTATCAATTCCTGTCCCGTCATTGGCGCCACTACCAGGCGGCGCTCGGCCTGCCGGACTTTGGCCCCGTCTCACAGGACACCTGGGCTATCCAGCTTATCCGCGAGCGCAAGGCGCTGGACGACGTGATCAAGGGGCGCATCCCCCAGGCGATCAGCAAGTGCGCCAACATGTGGGCCAGCCTGCCCGGCGCCGGCTACGGCCAGCGCGAGCACAAGCTGGCGGATCTGCTGGCCAAGTTCACCGAGTTTGGCGGTGTGCTGGCATGAGCACGGTCATCCGGTTGTTGCCGACCCTGATCGGGTTGGTGATCGGCAGCTTGCTGTTTGCTCAGGGGGAGCGGCTCACCCAGCGCACCCGGGAGCTCGCCACCGCCAACGACACCATTGCCACCCTGCGAGAGGCCAACGACCAGATGGGCAGTGTGCTCAAGACGCTGCGACAAGAAGACAGCGCCCTGCGCCAACTGCTCGCCCATCAGAACGCGGCGTTGGCCGAACTCGACAACCAGAACAGGAAGACAGCCAATGACCTGCAACAAGCCCTGGCCACACCGCCGGCGGGCCGCCCGGATTGCGCTCGCGAGCCTTTGCCTGCTGGCGCTCTGCGCCTGCTCCAGCCAGCCCACAACCGTGGTGCAAACCCGGGTGGTCAAGCGGCTGCCGCCGCCGGGACTGGTGCCCCACTGCCCGGAGCCTGAATTCACGGGGAGCACCTACGGCGACGCCGTGCGGTTTATCCCCACCCTGCAGATGGCGCTGCGCCGCTGCCAAACCCAGATCACCACCCTGAACAACTGGATAACCCAAGAGGACACAACCCCATGAGCAAGACCCTGACCCTGACTGTGGCCGGTACCGACATCAGCTTTGAACCGACCATGACCGCCTACAACGGCTTCATCAACGACATGATGCCGAGCGACAAGGTGGCACCGGCCCACAACTACCTCAAGAAGATCGTCTGCCAGGAGAGTAAGGCAGAGCTCGACGAGCTGCTCAAGCGCCCGGGCGCCGCCCTGCAGTTGGCGGGGGCCATTAACGAGCAGTTCGCCCCCACCCTGGAAATCACCGTAAAAAACTGACCGCGCGCGCCGAGGCCATCGAGCGCAATCCCCTGGAGCAGGTGCTGGCGCTGCGGCGCTACTACCTGCCCCATGAAGAGGACGACCTCGACAGCCTGGCTCGCGCCATCTGGTTAGACAAACAGCACCGAGAGTCCAACGCCGCCGCCGTGGCCGAGGGCATTGCCAAAGCACTGAACGGGTAACGACTGATGGCCTGGATGGAAAAATTGATGATGCAGGTGGCCCTGGTTGACCAGGTCACCAAGCCCCTTGCCGGCATCAATGCCCAGATGGACAAGGTCAGCAAGGCGGGCCGCCAGGGCTGGAGCAACATGGCCATGGGGGCCACCACCCTGGCCGCCGGCGGGCTGGCGGTGCAGGCGGCCCTCGGCCCCGCCATCGAGATGGACCGGGCCCTCTCCGAGGTGGCCTCCCTCGATGTGCAAAAGGACGTGCTCGGCGCGCTCGGCCGTGAAGCCCTCAAGCTGTCCGTGCAGTACGGTAACTCGGCCACCGAGATTGTCCGCTCCTCCTACGACATCCAGTCCGCCATCGCCGGGCTGGAGGGCAACGAGCTGCCCGCCTTCACCCGCGCCTCGACCGTCCTGGCCAAGGCCACCAAGGCCGACACCGCCACCATCACCAACTACATGGGCACCATGTACGGCATCTTCGAGCAGCAGGCCAAGAGAATGGGCAAGGCCAACTGGGTGGAAGATGTGGCGGGCAAGACGGCGCTGGCGGTACAGCTGTTCAAGACCACCGGCCAGGGCATGGCCGATGCCTTCGGGGCCATCGGTGCCAACGCCACGGCGGCCGGGGTGTCGATGGATGAACAGTTCGCCGTGCTGGGCCAACTGCAGGCCACCATGGGCGGCGGCGAGGCCGGGACCAAGTTCAAGGCGTTCCTGGCCGGGGTGGGCAGTGCCCAGAAGGCGCTCGGCATGAAGTTCACCGACTCAGCGGGCAACATGCTGCCGGTGCTCACCATCCTCGACAAACTCAAGGCGCGCTATGGCGAGACCCTGAGCGTGGCCGAGGGGGACGAGCTAAAGAAGGCGTTTGGCTCGGATGAGGCGGTGGCCATGGTCAAACTCCTGATGACCAACACCAAGGCCCTTTCCACCAACATCAACGCCCTGGCCAACACCCACGGCATGGGCAAGGCCGAGCAGATGGCGGCGGCCATGACCGACCAGTGGGAACGGGTAACCCAGGCCTGGTTCGCCATCCGGGCAGCCGCCTTCGGGGTGGTGCTGCCGGCCATCAACAAGGTGGTGGGGGTCTTTGCCGACGGGGCCGACACCGTGCTGCGTTGGACCCACCTATTCCCGAACCTCACCCGGGCGGTGAGCTATGCCCTGCTCGCCATCGTGGGCCTTAGCATGGTGACCGGTGCCTGGATGCTGGTCGCTGGCGTGGCCAAGCTGGCCACCCTGGGGCTTGGCATCGCCTGGTCGCTTCTGATCGCCCCGCTAAACCTGCTCAAGGCCGGGCTGGTTGCCTTTCGTGCCATCCTGCTGGCCGTCAACATCATGATGGCCGCGAACCCGGCCGTGCTGCTGGCCTATGTGGTCGGCGGCCTGCTCGTCGGCGCTATTGGGCTGGCGATCTACTACTGGGACGACCTCAAGAAGACCCTGGCGGATTGGGGCGTGTTTGAGGCAGTCCAGGCGATGATCGACGGGGCCGCCGCTGGCTGGGCCAGTTTCATGCAGCTGCTCGGCAACCTGAGCCCCTTCCAGTTGCTGGGGCGGGCGGTGGACTGGCTGATCGAGAAGCTCAACCTGATCCCGGGGGTCAATATCGAGCTCGGCAGCATGCCGGACCTGCAGATGCCCGCGCTCACCCCGCTGACCCTCCCGGTCATGCCGGGGACGGTCAACGCCCCCATGGTGGCAGAGCAGCAACAGGCCTCGATCATCGCTCCCCTCGCCCGCTATCGCCAGCCGGAGCAGAGCAAGGTGCCGGCCGGCGGACTGGGCCAGCAGCTGATCCAGGCCAACGCGGCCGCGAGCTCTGCCAACCAGAAGCCCGCCAAGTCCCTGCACATCGGCGAGGTGCACATCACCAACCAGAACCCCATGACCCCGGAGCAACTGGCCGAAAACACCTGGCTGGAGACCAAGTGATGAACGAACCCAAGTACATCGACATCCTGGTGGTGAACGGTGCCTGGCAGCTCGATGCAGGGGGCCAGCCCCGCACCACCCAGGACCGCCACAGCATCGGTCAGGACATCAAGCACCGCATCATGGAATCCGGGCTCGCCCGCAAGCTCATCGGTGAGCGTAGCCCGACCTTGCGCAGCGACGTGATGACCGAGATTGAGCTGCTGGTTGAAGACGACGAGCGGCTGGTGCCTGGCACCATCTTCATCAGCGAAGAGGCCCCCGACCGGGTGCTGGTCACCGCCCGCACCTATGAATTCGGCGAACTGGAGGTAACCCTGTGAATCTGCGCCCGACCGTGGACTTTATGACCCTGTTGGCCGAGGCTGGCGTACCGACCACCGAGGCGGCCATGGAGGCCGAGCTCAAGAAGGAAGTGGTGGCCGCCGGCTCCCTCATCACCAACGACAGCGATGTGAGCCCCTTCTGGCGGCTGGTGCGCGGCGTGGTCATCACCCCGGCCCTCTGGCTTATCCGCACCCTGCTGGCGGGCCATGTGCTGCCTAACACCTTCGCGGCCACCGCCACCGATGCCTATCTGGACCTCAAGGCCTGGGATGTGGACCTTACTCGCAAGGCGGCCCAGAAAACCCGGGGCCTGGTCAATTTCGTCAAAGCCAACCCGAGCGACGCCGTCACCATCCCGGCCGACATCTGGATCACCACCGAGCGCATCAACGGCACCATCTATCGCCTGCGCCCCCTGCAGGCGGTGGTGAGCCCCGCCGGGGAAGCGATAGCCCGGGTGGTGTGCGAGGCCGAGCTCGCCGGCGCAGCCTGGAACCTGGCCCCGGGGTATTACAACCTGCTGAGCGAACCGGTGACCGGCATTCTCTCTGCCCGCAACGATGACAAGGAGTGGATCACCACCCAGGGCAGCGACGTCGAGAGCAACGATGCACTCGGCCTGCGCATCCAGAACCAGTTTTCGGCGGTGGGGCGCTACCACATCGACGCGATTTACCGCTCCATGCTGGCGAGCGTCGCGGGGATCCGCGCCGATCACATCTTCTTCGAGCACGACGCCCCGCGGGGGCCCGGCACCGCCAACGCTTACATCCTGCTGGAGGTGGGGGCCACCCCGGCCAGCCTCATCAATCAGCTCAACGACTACGTGGGGCGCCAGGGCAACCATGGCCATGGGGATGATCTGTTCGTGATGAGCATCCCCGAGACCCAGCACAGCCTCACCCTGGCGCTCTGGCCCCAGGCCAACCTCAGCGACGAGCAGCGGGCTGCGCTCAAAGCGGGCGCCGAGAACCTGGTCCGGGCAGCGTTTCGCCAGTCGGCAGATTTCCCGGCCGTCACCCGCACCTGGCCGCGCTCGCGCTTCTCGCTCTCCCAGCTTGCCCGCGAGCTGCACAGCCAGTTCCCGCAACTCCTGAGCCTGCGCTTTGGCGAGAGTGACATCGTTGCTGGGCTCGCCATCCCTCGCCTGAGTACGCTGGAGGTGACCCTGCATGACTGACCCGACGCCCCTTGAGCACGAGCGGCAGGCGCCGCTGCTACCGGATGCCTGCGCCCCCTGGTGGGAAGATGGCTACACCATCAGCCCGGCCCATGCCGAGCCGGGGTTCCTGGCCAAGGGCATCAACGCCTTCTGGCAACGCCTCAAGGGCTGGCTGCTGCTGCCGCTGGCCCAGCAAGATCCGCTGACCTGCTCGGAGTCCCTGCTGGCCCTGCTGGCCTGGGAGCGAGACATCACCCGTTTCAATGGCGAGCCGCTGCCGCTCTTTCGCAAGCGGGTCAAATTCGCCTTCGTGAACGCCCGGGATGCCGGCGAAGTGGCAGGCTTTAAACGCATCTTCGAGCGCCTGGGCATCGGCTGGTGCGACATCCACGAACGCCAGGCCGGCACGCCCTGGGACGTCATCACCATCGAGGTGACCGATAGCGCTATCGCGAGCAACCAGCAACTGATGGAAACCCTCATCCAACACTATGGCCGTACCTGCCGCCGCTACCGCTTCCAGGTGGTTTACCCGGTCACCGCCACCCTGTGCCCCGGTCGCATCGACATGGGTCAGCAGGTGTTCGGCGCGACACTCAAGAGGACCCCATGAGCCAGATCATTACCAACGCTTTCGCCAGCTACCTGCAGGCGAGCCTCGCCAACCAGACGCCGGTGGTGCTCGATGAGTTCGTGCTGGCCAACGTGCCCGACCTCGACCCCGAGGCGGCTATTGACCCGGACATCGGCCTGCCGCCGGCGGGCCAGATTGTGCATCGTCACACAGTGGATCAACGCGGTCGCATCAACAACGACGCGGTGGCCTACACCATCGTGATGGACACCACGGTCGGCGATTTCAGCTTCAACGCCCTGTACCTCATCAACAAGGCCAGTGGCATGGTGGGGATGGTCGTACATAAGGGGCTGGAGACCAAACTCAAGACCAATGAGGCCATCGGCCAGACCGGCAACAGCCTGGTCAAGTCCATGCTGATGGAGTACGACCGGGCAAGCGAGGCCACCGCCACCCACGTGGATGCCAGCACCTGGCAGATTGACTATGCGGCCCGGCTGCGCGGGATGGACGACGACCTGCGCCTGCAGGCCCTGCAGTTCTTCGGGCCGGCCACCTTCTACGGCGACGGCTTCAAGCTGGTAAGCGAATCTGGCGTCTATAAGGTGCAACCCGGGGTGGCCTATGTGGGCGGCCTGCGCGCCCAGCTCGACGAAATGAGGAAGGTCACCCCCGGCGCCAAGCCGGTGGGGCTCTGGCTCGACATCTACCGGGCGGGCTCCCTGCTCAATGCCTGGGTGAATCACTTCTCCCTCACTCTTAGCGTGCCAGACATGGTGGATTACCTGGACAGCAACGGCTATATGCACCACGTCGCCAAGGTGGCAATCGTCAATAGCGACGGCAGCGTCACCGATGTGCGCCGCAAGCGCACCATCGAGCTGACGGGGGACGTGACAGGAAAGGGCATTTTGGAAGATGCCACGAGCGTTTCGATCTCGGTGGAGATCAAAGACGGCAGTCACCGCCACAAGTGGGATGAACTCGAGCAGGTGCCGGACACCGCCAGCCGCTGGCCCAGCTACAACGAGGTGACCAATAAGCCGGATTTTGCCGCGGCCAATCATAGCCATATGGGCACCCTGACCAATCCGAACCAGCTGCTCAACGAAAACCTGAATACCATCATCAGCCCCGGCATCTATCGGCAGGACTGGAACGGCAATGCGACAGCCGAGCTCAATTACCCAGAGACAAATGCGGGCTCCCTTATCGTGACAGTTGGCGCCGGGGTGCAGCAGCGTTACCACGTATATAACTCGAGTCGGGTCTATAGTCGCGCCCAGTACCACACGGGGGCTTTCACTGCCTGGGCCAGGGATTACAACAGCCAGAACAAACCGAGCGCCGCCGATGTGGGGCTAGGGAACCTTGTGAATAAGGGTTGGAATTATGGCGCCATAGCAGACACGTATGCCGTTCGCGATACTTCCGGCGACCTTAATGCTCGCCTGTTCAGGGCGACTTACCCCGACGAGGCAAATTGCTCTGGAGCCTTGGCCTTCCGGGTCAACAACGACAATAACTCTTACACCCGATACTGCAACAACCCGGCAGCGGTGCGAGCTTGGCTGAATCAACATAGAACATCGTGGGATATGGGGTGGCGAGCATACATCGAGGATCCCAACAACCCGATGACCGAATACCACATTCCAGGTAAGTACGCGGTAATTACCTACCTGACCGGCGACGGTGCCTATTTGATTGCCTCATCCAACGGCGGGGGTGGTGCAACAGCACAGCGTCTGCGCCTCGATACAAGCGGCAACCTCTATGCCACCGGCGGGGTGCATGATATGGGGCATCGGGTATACAGCCCGGTCAACCCGCCACACAACTCTCATAATCACACGGCCGCCCAAGGCAACTCAGACATTGTCGCCGGTGGCTGGGGGCAGGTCGGCACTCACATCCTTGCCTCCAACGTCTCCGGCACCACCATGGGCTTAGGCTCAATGGTCTCGGGGTCCAGCCTGGTGCCAGCCTCGGCAGGGGAACGGCACCAAGACGGGGTCAGTCTGCCAGGCACCTGGAAATGTCTCGGCTATTCCCTTGGTTCGGGTGGCCCCTTCGATACCCGCATCACTCTCTGGATAAGGATTGCCTGATGGAGATCATCACCGCCAAAAACGTCATCGCCTACACCAACCAACCGGACGCCCTGGACATGGAGGTGGCCTTCGACCACCTGCCCGGGCAGTTTGTCACCTTTACCGCCAGAAAGGACGACTCGGCCGAACATGGGCGCGAGCTCTATGTGCGCGCCATGTTTGGCGAGTTCGGCGAGATCCGCACGCAGGCCCAACCCGAGTACCTCCCGAGCGAAGCCGAGCAGCAGCGCAAGCTCGATGCCCTGCAGGCCGAGGCCACCCTGCACATCGCGCCCCTGCAGGACGCCAAAGAGCTGAAGCTGGCCACCCCGCAAGAACTCGACAAGCTGGAAGCCCTGCAACGCTATCGCATCGCCCTGATGCGCCTGCCGCAAAGCGAGGGCTGGCCAAGCTCAGTCACCTGGCCGGAGATGCCCCAATGAGCTGGGCCCAGGGGGCGCTGCGCTGGCCCGCAAGCGTTGACACCCTGCACACCCGCACCCGGGAGGTGCTGGGGCAGCTTCCGGAGAGCAAGGCGAGCGCCATGGATCGACTGCTGGGACTGGCCGCGCGGGCCCAGTATCGGCGCCACCCGCTTAGCGAGGCGGCCGGGGGCTTGGCCGGTCTTCGGACCGAGCTCGACCGGTTGCTGGTGATTGGCCACTGCCTCACCATCACCCCCTATCAGCACGGAGTGGGACAACTGCAGGGCACCCAGCACCATCTGTCCGCCCCCAACGCGGTGGCGGCCCTGGCCGCCAAGCTGCAGGATGGCGCCGACCCACGGCAGCCCGGCGGGCAGCAGCATGCCCTCGCCTGGCTGCTGACCGGCAACAGCGCCGAAGACCTAACCCGGCAGTTGGCGCTCCTCTGCGCCCTGCTGCCGTTGCCGGAGTGGTGCGCCACCTTGCGCCGCCTCACGGCCAGCAACGACACCATGCACCAGCCCAGCGCCGCCAGGGTGCCGCGCTGGCGCGCCGGGGAGCCCCTTTGCTGGGCACCGCTGCGCCCTGCCCGGGCGGCACTTGGCGCGGAGCTGTCCCAACTGGAGAGCCTCGCCCGGGATAGCCAGAGCCCCATCGACAAGCTGCAGGGGCTCGCCGTGCGCCGCACCGCCCGCCTTGATGCGCTGGCCACCGCCCTGGCCGAACTTGGCAAGCTGTCCGGCACGCTCTGGCACTGGCAAGGCCAGGGGGATGCGGCGAGCCTCGCCACCCAACTCGGGCAGAGCACGCCCCCCGACCACAGCATGAGCATGACGGTCGCTGCCCTGCTGCTCTCCCCTTCCCCGCTCACCTTCTGGCAGGAGTTGACCCCATGAGCCAAGCCATGCTGACCCTGGATGGCGAACCCATCATCATGAAATCGATGCGGGTGTCCGCATCGATGCAGTTTCAGGACAAGGACCAGAGCGGCCAGACCAGCTCGACCAGCAGTGCCGAGCAAGGCGCCAAGGGCAAGGAGCTCGACGTCTCGGGCCTCATCCCGTTCAAGGAGGAGCGCATGTTGAGCCGGCTGTTTGAGCTGGCCGATGCCAAAGGTAGCGGCGGCAAGCGCCACATCTACCGGGTCGGGTCGCTGCTGGCCAAGTCGGTGAAGGTGCGCCAGGCGAGGTTCGCCGGGCGCATCACCGCGAGCGAACAGGAGGGGCTGCTGGCCTGGCAGGTGCAGTTCACCTTGAAGGAGTTCAACTCGGTACCGGAGAAGCGCGAACAGCGTTTGCCCAAGCAAGCCCCGACCGTGGGCCAGAGTACCTCCAACACCAGCGCCGCCAAGCCCGGCGACAAAGGAACGGAGAACGAGTCACAAGGCCTCAGCAGTTTCGAGCGCTATGTGCTCCAACCGATGGATGACATGCTGGCATGAAACTGACCACCTCTCTGACCCTCGCGGGTAAACCGATGCACCTCATCGACCATGATCTGGTGCTGGATCTCAACGCTGGCGGCCGCGCCGCGCTCACCATCGAGGGCACCGCCCGCAAGGGGCAGACCTTCACCCTGGACACCGGCTATAACGGCGACCTGCGGCGCTGGTTCACGGGCTACGTGTACGACGTGCACCCCGCCGCCAACGGTGCCAGCAAGCTGCTGTGCCGGGAGCTCGCCGGTGCTTTGGGATCCCGCCTCCCCGTCAGTCAGCAGCATGCCACCCTGCGCGGCCTGCTGGCCTGGCTGACCGACCGCTGCGGGCTCACCTTCCTGCTGCCCCAGGGGGCGGACTACACCGACCGACCGATCCCAAACTTCACCAGCGCCGGCACCGGCTATCAGTTGCTCGATAACGCCGGGCGCGCCTTCGAGGTACCGGACTTTGTCTGGTACCAGCAACCGGATGGCTCCATCTACGTGGGGAGCCACGCCCATAGCCGCTGGCATGGCAAGGAGGTGACGCTCGATCCCGCCTGGTCAGGGCGCCAAGCGGGTGACACCCTCACTCTGTCGCCGGTGCCGGCCATCCGGCCCGGGGCCATCATCAACGGCAAGCGGGTAATGCGGGTACGCCTCAGGGGAGACGAGATGACCCTGACCACGGCCACCCCCGGCAAACCGGTGAAGTCGCCGGAGCGGCGCAAGATAGAGGGCGAGTTCCCGGAGCTGGCGGACAAGATGCACCTACCCAAGTTCGGGCGGGTCGAGGCGGTGAGCGATCAGGCCACTGCTGGCCAGCTCAATGATCCCTTTCGTCCCCGCTATGCGGTGGATGTGCAACTGCTGGGCGAGGATGGCCAGCCGGACAAGGCGGCCCCGCTGTATCGGGCGGTGCCGCTGCCGGTGCTGTTCGGCGGGCAGGAGCAGGGCCTGCTGCAGTTCCCCATCGAGGGGACCTTGGTTGAGCTGGGGTTCGCCTTCGGCCGGGCCGACCGGCCCTTCATTCGCACCGTGCTCGGCAGCGGCTGGGCCTTGCCCGACATCACCCCGGGCGAGCAACTGCAGCAGCAACGGGCTGAGGTGTTCAGTCGCACCGATACCGTGGGGAACCTCTGCCGCCACACCGACCGTCGCCTGCACGACCAGGCCCTGCAGATGCAGCACCAAAGCGATGACTACCTGGGGGATCATGGCCAGCATCGGCTGCAGGTGGCGCAGCACAGCGTCGAGGAGGTGGGCGGGTTCAAGCTCATTGAAGCACTGGGAGCCATCGAGCTGCTGGCCGGCGACGATCTCACCCTGGGGAGCCTGGGCAACCTGAACCAGACGACGGCCGGGGATCTGGTCGAGGTGGTGGGACAACTGCGCCGGGCGGTCGCCGGCGAACTGCAGCACTTGGAGGCGCCACGCTCCTGGGTGGGGACAGATAACGTGAACATCTTCCGGCTGCTGCTGCAACTGATGAACGTGGTGGAGCAACTGGCCTCCGCCACGGCTGGCCATACCCACGGCAGCGGACCAGCACCAGGGAACAGCGCAGCCATGACGGAACATGGCCAACAAACCAAGCAACTGGCCAACACCCTCTCACCCATCATCGAGTAACCTGCCAAGCGAAGAAGGCCCCACAGTGTGGGGCCTTCTTCTTATCTGCCTGACAGCGCCTGAACATGGCCAGGGAAATGTGCCGCATGAAGAGGCGCCATCGGGCAGCGCTGCATCATACGTGAAGCCTGCGCACGCTCACAGCCTCCTGACGAGCCACGGAAACACCCACGGCGGCGTCTGCGCCACGGAATCCGCGCTCATCCGCTCCCGCC